TTTCACCGAGCGGGCCATCAGCGTCCACCCCAGGCCTTGCCGATGGCGTCGGCCATGTCATCGGCCCACTCGGTCTGCACGGCCGGGCCTTTGCTGTCTGCGGTGGCGCCGAGCCACCACCCGTCCGGGTTGGGCGGCGGGAATTGGCTGCCCCGCTTGGCGCCCTTGCGGCGGCCGGTCCGCGCGTCGCCCCGAGGCCGCCCGTACTCATACGCCCCGGCGAGATCGGAGATCGAGGCCCCGCCCGTGAAGGAGCGGCCCCCGGCGACCACGATCAGGGGACCATCCCGGTCTGGTCGGACGTCCACCCCGGAGGCGAGACGCCGGTACACGCGCCGGTAGGAGGGGTGACCGGGCGCGGACCGCACGGAGGCCGCTAGCTCGCGGGCAGCGTCAGTCCCGCTGTCCCCGGCCAGCTTTTCCGCCGAGCGGTCAATCCACTTGGTCACATTCCAGGTGACATCCACGGTCTCTTTCTTGGTGTATTCCTCCTGCGTCTCGGGGATGGCCTGCACCATCAGTTCGCCGGTCCATTGCAGCGCCGTCGGGTCGCCCGGATTCACCACGAAGTCGAACGACGCGGTCTCCCCGGCGTGTGCCCACGTCCAGGCCAGGAATGTCGCGTCGCCCCGCTCCGGGAACAGGGACAGCTCGATGGTGCCCACAGTGGTTTCGTCGGCCGGGATGGTGACAATGTCGCCGCAGCCGGTGCGGATCGTGTCGCCGCCGCCCTGATCGGCGTCACTGATGGTATGGGAGGTCACTTGACAGGAAATGTCATCGGTGCCGACCGTCAACGTGATCAGGTCAGCGGGGGTGACGACGACGCTCATAGCTCCACCTGGATTTCCCGGACGTACTGGTCCGCTGTTGATCGGTCGTGGTTGATGGTCCTGATCCGCCAGGGCGGCGGGACGGCCTGCCACACCTGCCAGGTCAGCGCTTCCATGTGCAGGCGCTGATCGTCGTGATGGCCGTGCCCGACGATCCAAATGTTCGTGGTTATCTCGGCCATGACCGGATCGCCGCAGCCGGTGCGGTAATTGTTGACCCACCGCATGTCGGGAATATCGATGACGACACCCGGCCCGGCCTCGGGGGCCGAGGCGAACCGCACAGTGATCCCGGCCGCTTGCAGGGCCTCATACAGCGCCACAATCGGCTCGGTCAATGGGTTAGCCGACAACGGGACTCGCTCCCCCCACGGACGGGCGGCGGTGCGACCACAGCGACCACAAGCGAGAGACGGTGTCGTCCACGGCGTAGACGGTGGGGACACCGGCCTCCCCGTAGGTCGCTTGCCCACCGGTGGTGCCGCGCCGCGCGTACAGGTTCGCGGCGAACCGGCACGCCCCGAGGATGTGATGCGGCTGGGCCTCCCCCGTGGACAGCAGCGGCACCAAATCCGGTCGGGCCTCCGGGAGGAACGACTCGGCCGCGTCGATGCATTGCTGGAGGGTGTCCGGGTCCGTGACACTCCCGCCGTGACCGACAATGTAGTCGGTCACGACGGACAGGGCCGGGGGCCAGGGCTGAAGGGCTGCCATGGCTTACGGGGTAACGACGGAGGTGTCCATCTTCGCGAACGCCTGCGCGGCGTGAACATCGACGCCGTAATAGCCGAAGACGCCAGCGTCGATACCGCCATTGGGCAGGTTCACGGCCTCGACCCGGATAGGCGAACCCGGCAGCTCGTAATAGCTGGCACCGGCCTTCACTCCGGCGAGGATTTCAGCCGGGGGGAGGAGAGGGGTCGGACGGATCAGCTCCGGCGTGAACCCGACCAACGCCAGCGACGCGGGCGACTCATTGAGCGCCACTTTCGCGAGGGCCATCGCGACGTCGATGCCGACGAGGACGAACGTTGGACGGCCACTGTTCGGCGCGCTGAATACCTTGGCCCACACGGCCAGGACATTATCCCACGCGGACGGGGTTCCGGATTCGGGGGCAACACTTGGCGCAGCCGCGAGCAGGGCGGCGAGAGCAGCCGCGTCGGATTGCCGCGCGTACGACTCGGTCATGGCCCGGTAATAGGACTCAAAGAATGCGGTGTCATTGAAATCCCGGAACTTGCGGTCAATGTCGTGCGCGCCCGCGAGCCGTTCCGCGTCAACCTCGTGGGCCTCGGTCACGGCCGGGTTGGTGGGCACTGCGGCCTTATCACCGGCGTAGGGGGCGACCACCGGCGCGACCTTCCAACGCCAGCCCTTAATCGTCATCGAGGTCAGCGAGGCGGTCGTGAGCAGCGGGATAATCTCGCGCTCATAGGCGACCCCATTCCACAGCTCCCCCACGTACTGGGGCTGCTGCACCCACACGTTCGCCGTCAGGGTGATATCCGCCAGCGCAGCACGCAGCTCCGGTCCGCCATGCCCGGTCGCGATCTGCTGCATGGTGTGCGCCAGCTCCGCGACGGTCCGAGGCGGGGGCGCGCCCATGGTGCGGGAATGCTCAGAGGGGAGGGACGCCTGAATAGCGGGAGGTGCCTCGATGACGGGCGGCTCGGGGGCTTGGATGGTCACGGTGGTGGGTCCTTCCTGGATGTGGGTCGCGAGTTCGGCCGCGAGGCGGGCCGAGGAGAACGCCGGGATAGGGATGAGGCTGACCGCGACGAGTTCCGAGGCGACCAGCTCGTCACCTTCCATCTCCACCTCGTCCAGTTCGACAGAGAGCGCGTCGCGGACACCCTCATCGGCCTCAAGGAGGGCAGCGTCACCGGCCGGTGTGCTCGCGAAATGCAGGACCAATTCAAGGCCGGTCTCGGTGTCGGTCGCGGAGGTGACGTAGCCGACCGGTTCCGGGTCGGGCTCCCCCGGCTTGCGGTGCCCCGCGAGGAGCTTGATCTCGCGGAGCTGCTCGGCCAGGCGCACCGAGCCGCGTCGGGCCTTGATCCGGCCGGATGAGGTGGAGCCGTAGGTGTTCCACGGGATCGCCACACCCCGGCGGGAACGCTGATCGTCACCGTCGCGGGCCGCCAGGAGGAGAGGGTGTGCGGGCATCCATTGCATGACTAGTCCTCCACTGCCGGGCCGGTCGCGGCCGGATTGATGATCGTCGAAATTGAGGAGTCGAAGGCGGTACGGTGCCCGACCGGAACAATGTCATCCAAGGACAGCCGGGCCGAGATCGGGTCCGCGTACAGGGAGGTGCCGTAGTCCAGGAATTGCTGATTCCGGGCCTCCGTTGTTTCGTACGTCAGCGAGGACCCGGACGAGGTGGCGTCAATGATGGCGGCCGGGATACCGATGAGGCGGGCCATGTCCACGGCGGCCGCATTCCTGGATTCCACGTACAATTGTTCGGCCGCGCCGCCATGGTCACGGGCCTCCACTGCGGAGTTGGTGAAGAGCACCCCGAATTGTTCCTGCAACGCTTTCCGGGCCTGCAAGATCAGCCCGTATTTCTCATTTTCGGTGAGGTCCACATCGGTGGTTTGGTGCAATTCCAGCTTGAACGGGGTACGGGCAGCCTCGGACGCGTTGGCCTCCAGCGCGACGGCCTGGCGGATGGCGCGCTGCCCGAAGGAGATGATGCCTTCATGCCAGCCCGGGATGAGGGTCACGGCCCGGTCATCGTAGGGGTGCCCGTCCATGTCAACGATCTGCCCCTGCGCGTTCACATCCCATTCCGGGAAGGGAATGCGGGTCGAGGACAGCGGGAATCCGTCCGAGCCCCGTTCCTGCGACCACAACGAGGCGCCGAAAAAGATCAGATCATCGACGGTCCAGGCGGTGCGGTACTGCCAGGAATAGGGGCCGGTGGTACGGGTACACCACTTCGGCTGGAACGGGTCCAGCACGTCCCGTGCGAACGTCTCCAGCGGCCACTTCGCGATCGTGGCCTTCAGCAGGGACACACCCCGGGCGATCGCCGGGACCGAGAGCGCCTCCGCGCGGGTCATCGGCAGCGCATCCAGTCCGAGGATGTCGGCCCACACGATCGCCGTCAGCGAGTCCGTCGTCCACGCTTCCACTTGCGGCTGTAGACGCGGCTGCGTGAAGGCGGTACCGGCGCCAGGCCCGGCCCAAATCCTCAGGGCGTTAGCGATTCCCATTGAGTCTCCTGATCGCTGCCTCGCTGAAATGGACAAGGGACCGGTGTTGATCCAGCTCCCGGAGAGCCGCTGGCATCGAGGCCCGGATGATGCGATGACCGCAGTCCGCGCAGGTGCAGAGGGCCGAATTACGGGTCCGTTCCTGCCAGCGGTTCTGCGGCTTCCCCATGGACCCTCATCCAAGCACGCGCACCCTGCCAGCCTGAAGTGTTATCCGGCCGTGACGGAGGGGCGCACGGGTGGACGGGTGCGGTGCCGGTCCGCGTGCAGCGCCCATGTCGCCGCCGTCAGGGGGCAGATGTCCGCGACCGAGGTCCGCCGCGCCCACACGTAACCGCCGTCACCGATCATCCGCCGCGCGGCCCCGTCCACCGCCGCCTCCAAGCTCGGGTGCTGGCGGTGCGTGATCGTCGGCGGGTCCGCCTTGATCCCGGAGAGCAGCTCGGCGGAGGCGTTCACGGTGTCCTGCACCGTGAGCCGCATGACCGGCAGGGCACGGTCGGTGAGCCCATCATTCACGACCCGCGACAACCGGTCCGCGAGCATCGCCGCCGGGCCACGCGGGTCCAGCGCGAACGCCGACGGGCCGTGGCGGTCCCGCAGCTCCACACAGCGCTGCACCGCCCATTCCCAGCCGTCCCGATAGTCCACCACCTCCACGCGGGACTCGATACATGCCACGACCGCCGCAGCCGCCCCGTCCAACGCCACATCCAACCCGAACGCGACCGGCCCCGGGGCCAGCGTATCCATCGTCCGGGCACGGACCCAAGCCTCGGCCGGGATGGTCCGCTCCCCCTGCGTGGTCCACCGGTTCCCGAACGCCCGGGCGAATTCACCGGCCGTCAGGATCGACGCGGAGCGGACCAGTGAATCCCACAGGATGGTGTGCCCATAGGCGGGGTGATGGTCCGCGACCACGTGCAGATCGGCGGAGTCCGCGTCATCCGGAATCGACCACTCGAAATAGGCGATGTGGTCATCCTCGGCGAGGCGGCCTTTCTCGACGTACTGCCGGAACCACACCGACGCCTGAGTTCCGGCGGTGGACAGTATCCAAATCTGCGGCCCCTTGCGGGTCGCCTGCGTCGGCACGATCGCCTGCTCCAACGCCTGCCCCTCCGCCAGCGAGAAGGCCCAAGCCTCGTCCGGG